TCATTAATCTGATATCCAAAAGAAATACCTCTTAATATTCCATCCTGTACATCTTGTAATATCTCAGAGGCAAACTTATTGCGAGAGAAACGAATCTTGGCATAACCACGTTTGGTTTCTGGGTCGATTCGAGCTGATTCCACTACCCCAATAGGTTTGTTCATATCGTGATTAAAGAGAACAGCACCGCCATCATTTAATCGTGCTAAATCTGCTGCTCCTTCTTCATGACTTAATATTTCGTTACCGAAATAGCGTTTTACTGGATACTCCGATGAAAATGGAAACTCAAATGTTCTTGCTTTCACATTTTTGAAGTCTGTAACCTCTTTACGCTCAAACTTATCTCCAACCTCAATCGCTCTAATGTCGGCAATTTTTGTAAGTGCCGAAAATCGATGCCCTGCATATATGTCAGTAGCCTCGCTGTCTCTATAAACTTGTATTAAAGCAGCAGGGTCATCTGCTGTTCCGTTAATAACAAAAGAACTGCTAGGAACATCAATCTGTCCATCTCTTACAATCTTTGTGATCTTACCTCTAGCTCGACCTCCACTAGCATTCCAAGATACAAAATCTCCTGTTTTTAAAGCATCAGGTTCTGCTCTTTTTTCAACTTTAGTTGTTTCAGCCATAGTTTTTTCGTTAGTAGCAGGTTCAAACTTGATAGGTTCAAACTCGTTTCTCTCAAGCCAAGCTTGTGCTTCAGAGGCAGAATATTCAGAAAGTCTGAACCTAATTGATTGTAGTTCAGCACCCTCCTCATTATCCTTTATACCAAATATAAAGTCTATGCCTTGGGAGGCTTCATTGTTAGACCGCCTAAATGTATCATATTCCTCAGAATTTGTAATAGTTGCTGCGTGTTCATTTGGATATGGTCTTGCTAGCTCAATAACTTCTGCTCTTTCTCTTGCTTTTTTAATTTGTGCTGCTTTTTTACGACTCCAACTAAAACCTGCGTCCCCTCCCCAGGCAGCCCAAGCCACTCGGCCTTTTGATGGATAACCTTTTTCTCCAGGGCTAAAACCCTCTGCTTTTTTATCAACTTCATGTCTAGCAAAAAAACTAAACATTCTCACAACAACGTCAGCAGATAATTCATTGCCACTAATAATCTGTGTAGCTCTTACTGCTGCAACTTGTGTTCCACCTGCTCTACCTTCTTTTTTCCATTCTTTATATCGTCTAGCTTCCGTCTTCATCCCATCTGTGGGTTTTAGATTAATGTAACTCCTAAACTATCAGCAACATCTTGTTCTCTTGCAATCTCAGACACAATATCGTCATAATCACCACCATTTGTCTGTGCTATGACTTGTGACTTAGTCATATAACCTGCTTGCTCTGCCTCACGATATGCTTTTATTTCTTTTAGTGGATCAACATAATGTTGTGCAGGTGGTGTCCATCTTGGTTTGCAATATCGTTTTGAATTAGCTGCATAGTCAGGAAAATCAAGATCACCTGATAAAACGGATAATGCAAGCCACTCCTTGAATATTCTGAAGTGAAAATTATCAATCATATACTTTTGACAGAACTTCCAATGCTCTCTGTCTTCTAACAGGCTAAGTCTTGAACTTGAGTAATTAGTTTCAGAAAAGTCTTTACTGATAGTTTCAAAGCTACAACCTATACCTGTAGCAAAACGTCTAATTTTATTTTTGACAAACATCTCATACTGTTGAGATGGATAATCAATGTCAGGTATCTGTACTGACTCGTTTGGTGCTAAATATCTAAATTCTCCAGGGCTGAAAGATTGTATCCTTTGATTATTTTGCACCTCATCTCCAATCAATTCTCCTTGGTCATTTTGTATAAATCCCATAATACTTGCACCTGCTCTAGCTCTGATAACAGCAGCTTCTTCATATCCCTGTAACTGATGCATATCAGCCATTACACTATGAAACCAAGGCACTCCTCTGTTTTGTCCTGGTCTTTCGGGTAAGAATAAATGAATAATATCTTTTGCATCTATAAATATATGTAATTTACGATTTGCAGAATAATCAAGATAATATGCATCGCCTGGATGTTTTGTCAGTATTGCATATCTGACAGGTCTACCCCATTCGTCTACCTCTACTCCATTTCTCCACTCATTATTTTTGTTTAGTAACTTGTCATCATATTCTTCATCTAACAAATCACTTTCAATCATTTGCAAAGCAATAGGAACATTAGAATCGCCAAATGGTTTTCTAACAATTCTAAAGATTGCTTCTCCTGATTCGCATAATGCACCTGCTGCTAACCATTCAAATTGATGAAAACTATATTTACCTGCACAATCGCAACTATTAGCTTCTGACCACTCAGCCCACTTTTCTTCTATTAGTGCATTTACTCTTTGATCTCTTTTGCCTCCTCTTTGTTGTAAGACAAGAGATTGAAATTTCATCCCTGTTCCGACAATATTAATTTGTGTTGTTCTTTTAGCTTGTCTTGCATATGGATTATTTCTTACAAGTTCTCTGGATCTATCTCTTAGCTTACGCAAACTATTTCTAATCTCAGCATCAGCACTTAACTGACTACTCATCCAATCTTGTGTAAGTCTAGAAACTAATGCTCCTTGGTATGCTCGAAGACCTTTAAG